CCGCACGCCAATAAGCTCGGTCGAAAAACGCATTGGCGTTCTCCTGGAGCTTGAAACAGGCTTCGAGGTTTCCACGGCCTTGCACGGGAGCTACACGTACGCGAACCGGCGTAACGTTTTTGCCATAATAGGCATCGACGCCGCATGATTCTCGGAAGTAGCCTTCCGCGCAGCATTTGTCGCGGTTAACCGTGAGTCCTACGGACTCTAGTGCCGCAACAATCGCGGGGTAGTACATCGTGGGAGCGACTATGTCGTCACCGTAGACATACACCTTCCGCGCATGTGCACGCCACATCCTGGTTTTCACCCGGATTGCCGCGGTTGCCAGCGCGTAAAAGCACACGGCCTCAACGGGAAAGCACGTAGCTGACCCCATGGGCGCATGCTTCGCTAGCTGGACCACTTCCCCTGAGGGAAGTTCGGCTTGCTCCGATCTTACAGCCTCAAGAGCGTTATACACGTAATCTGGGAAGATTGCGCGCACTAGCCCGAGAGACAGCAGATCGGACGCGTCCTTTAGATCAAGGGTCGCATGCCTCTGGTCAATACTTGACTGGAGGGCAAGGTCACCATTAATCTTTTGATCTCGGAATGAGATATTTCGACCATACGGCCCTCGGGCTATATGATCAACCATAGCTCTACCGAGCCCTTGCTGCAGGTATTGCAGTAGAGCTGGCTCCGCAGATATGACGCGCGGGCCACGAGAGTCTTTAGGCACAAAACAGACACGCGAAGGTGGGAACCTCCGCGCGAATGTAACGTGCTTTGTCATCGTCTCGGGGTTGTCAGAATGTATCCCACCGGTCAAAAAGACCGTATAGGGATATAGCCTATCGATTTTGGAAGAGTATATGGCGAAGCGCCATTTTTCCCTCCCTTTTAGTCGATCTGCTACGGCACCCGGACCATGACGAGGTACTATCTTCGTGACGTCGAAGTCACGAAGTATGTCGCGCACAATCATACGCGCTACGCGTATGAGTTGTGTATTTTCTTGGTTCTGTTGGAACCCGCGGCATTTCAGGTCGTTCGCCTTGAAGCGCTCCTCAGCATTCTGTAGCTGAGTCTGCGTGAAAGGGCGTTCAACCTTGTAGTACAGATAGAATATCTGGCGCAAGTGCGCCACGACTGAACTATCGGTCATGACCAGGACTCCTTCCTTGTCGAATAAGACCGCGAACAGTGCCTGCAAGAATGCAGGTATGTTCCACCGTTTACCCGCTTTAGCATAATGCCTAAAGCCCATGGGTACCGTGAGGCGGCCAGTGCATAGCGCCCGATCTAAAGCTTTTCCCAGTGATGGGAGAGCAATGGTCAGGAAGCCAATGCCTTCGGCAAGAAACCGAGAACGAAGCGTTTTCTTATCACGCTCGGCTTCTCGGGGAGGATATA